GATCAGCAAGCTGACGATTACGGTAAATGGAGAAATCACACTTAACTATGACAGAGGCTGGGACATCGAGCCCGAGGATGAGGCAAGCCAGATGGTCTACGCCATCCTGCTGAAGGAATTCAACTAACACCGGCACTGCCGGAAACACTACAAAGTAGCACTACATTTTAGAATGAAAATTCCGAGAGAGGGCCGCATGGCTCTTTCTCTCGTACAGATACAGACCACATGGAACGGGATCGCTTCGGCGGTCCTTTTGTTTTGCACGCAGGAAGGAGGTGTGTTCCTATGGCGACGAGAGGTCGAAAGCCGACTCCGACAGCAATCAAGGAGCTGGAAGGAAATCCCGGAAAACGGAAATTGAATGAAAACGAACCTAGGCCAGAGCGGAAAGCACCATCCTGTCCGAAGTGGCTCGACAAGGATGCAAGAAAGGAGTGGCACAGGCTCGCAAAGAAGATGGAAGCCCTCGGCATCCTCACCGAGGTTGATATGGCTGCCTTCGCTGCTTACTGCCAGTCCTATGCGAGATGGAAGGAAGCCGAGGAATTCATCAGCCAGCACGGATCCATCGTCCGGACGCCTTCCGGATACTGGCAACAGGTGCCACAGGTATCCATTGCACAGACCTATATGAAGCAGATGGGAAAGTTCGCTGCAGAGTTCGGTCTTACGCCTGCTTCCCGGTCCCGCCTCATAGCGGATGCGGGGAATACCGCACCGACTGATGAGATGGAAAATCTGCTGGGAGGTGATTCGTAATGGCAAGCGAGGAACGTCCCGCAGATATGCCAAAGCTCACAGACTATCATCCGACTCAGTACATGCTTCCGACTTCACATTACGATCCGGCCAAGGCAGATCGGGCTGTGAAGTTTATCGAGATGCTCCGTCATACCAAAGGCAAGTGGGCTGGGAAGCGGTTCTGGCTGCTGCCGTGGCAGGAGCAGATCATCCGGGACCTCTTCGGGATCGTAAAACCAGATGGCAAGCGGCAGTTCCGGACCGCCTACATCGAGATCGGCAAGAAGAACGGAAAGTCGGAGCTTGCAGCAGCCGTGGCGCTGTATCTCTTGTACGCGGACAATGAACCGTCTGCGGAAGTCTACGGTGCAGCTGCAGACCGGCAGCAGGCCAGTATTGTTTTTGACGTTGCTCATCAGATGGTTTCCATGACACCGGCGCTTCTGAAACGATCAAAGATCATGGCGGCAACGAAACGAATTGTGAACTACAGCAACGCCGGCTTCTATCAGGTGCTGTCCGCTGAGGTAGGCACCAAGCATGGCCTGAATGTTTCCGGTCTGGTCTTTGATGAGGTTCACGCACAGCCGACCCGGAAACTGTACGACGTACTGACCCAAGGCTCTGGTGATGCGAGAGAACAGCCGCTGTTCTTCCTGATCACGACGGCAGGAACAGATAAGAATTCGATCTGCTACGAGCTTCACCAGAAGGCAAAAGATATCCTCTCCGGTCAGAGAGTGGATCATACTTTTTATCCGGTCGTCTATGGACTGGAAGAAGGAGAAGACTGGCATGATGAGAAGAACTGGTACAAAGCAAACCCGAGCCTCGGACAGACGATCGACATCGACCGTGTCCGGGAGCACTACCATGAGGCACTGGAAAATCCCGCGGAGGAAGCAGTGTTCAAGCAGCTCCGCTTAAACATGTGGGTGTCCAGCACGACTGCCTTCATTCCGGAGCAGGTTTTTGATCAGGGCAACCAGCCGATCGATCTGGACAGCCTTCGTGGTCGGGAGTGCTACGGCGGACTCGACCTTTCGAGCACCGGAGATATCACGGCACTGGTTCTGATGTTCCCTCCTCGTACCGAGGATGAGAACTATATCTGCCTGCCGTTCTTCTGGGTGCCGGAGGATACGATTCCGATCAGGGTAAGACGTGCGTCGGTTCCCTATGACGTCTGGGTGAAGCAGGGATACATGAAAGCAACCGAGGGAAACGTAATCGATTACAACTTCATCGAGAAGTTTATCCTTGATCTCTACAAGATCTACAACATCAAGGAGATCGCAGTTGACCGCTGGAATGCGACCCAGCTTATCATCAACCTGCAGGATGACGGGATGACGATGGTGCCATTCGGTCAGGGCTTTAAAGATATGTCCGCCCCGACCAAGGAGTACTACAAGCTGATGATGGAAGGAAAGATTATTCACGGCGGCAATCCAGTGCTTCGATGGATGGCGTTAAACGTGGTAGTCGATCGGGATGCGGCAGACAACATCAAGCCTACCAAAGCAAAGTCACCCGAGAAGATCGACGGCATTGTTGCTTCCATCATGGCGCTGGATCGGTGTATCCGGCAGGAACATGCAGAGAGCGTTTACGACAGCCGGGGACTCGTCGTGTTCTAAAATGTGCTTCCTTTATTCTCCTGATATTTGTGTACTTTATGGATCGAAAGAACTGGATATCTATCCGGTTCAGAGTGATATATGTACATGCAAAAGGAAAACAACTTGGCGGAGGACAAGAACATGATGAGATACAGATTCAGAAAAGACGGCAAGACCTACACCACCATGCAGAGAAAGAACAGATTTGAAGCACAGGAAAGCCTCGAGCTTCAGTTCCAGACGAGCCTCAAAGGAGCAACCTTCGAAGAGATCTGGAAGGGTAAGGTAGACCGCACCGGCATTGTAAAGTAAACACAGGAAAGCAGAAGCGGACAGGGCATTCACCGAAGCGGTGGGTGCCCTTTTCCGTGGGAGAAGCCTGCTTCATACAGCAGAGATAGGAGCATTGAACATGGGATTTCGAGATTTATTTCACAGAAGGAAGGCAAGAGCAGACCCGCAGGACTCGACCTCGGGCAGTGTGTACCGCGCCTATTACGGACATACAACTTCTGGCAAGACCGTGACAGAGAGAAGCTCCATGCAGGTCACAGCCGTGTATGCCTGCGTCCGGGTTCTGGCAGAAGCTGTGGCGAGCCTGCCTCTTCACCTCTACAAAGAGGAAGATGGCAGCAAGGTCAAGGCTACGGATCACCCGCTGTACTTTCTTCTTCATAGTGAGCCGAATGAAGAGATGACAGCCTACTCCTTCTGGGAGACGCTGATGACGCACCTGCTCCTCTGGGGAAATGCCTACGTCCAGATCATCCGAAACGGCAAGGGAGAAGTCACCGCACTGTATCCTCTGATGCCAAATCGGATGACCGTTGACCGGGATGAGAACGGGCACATCTATTACCAGTATCTCTGGTCCAAGGGAGACGATGCACCAACCATAAAGGAGACGATCGTGAAACTCTCTCCTCACGAGGTGATGCAGATCCCGGGCCTCGGCTTTGATGGTCTGGTGGGATACAGTCCGATCGCAATGGCGAAAAATTCGATCGGTCTTTCGATGGCCTGCGAGGAGTACGGCAGTAAGTTCTTTGAGAACGGAGCTGCCCCTTCCGGAGTTCTCGAGCATCCGGGAATCCTGAAGGATCCGGAAAAGGTGAGAGACAGCTGGCAGGCAGCCTTCGGCGGCAGCCAGAATGCCGGGAAGGTCGCGGTGTTGGAAGAGGGAATGAAGTATTCGCCCATCTCCATTAACCCGCAGGAAGCGCAGTTCCTCGATACGAGAAAGTTTCAGATTGATGAGATCGCACGTATCTTCCGGGTGCCGCCACATATGATCGGAGACTTGGAGCACGCGACCTTCAGCAACATCGAGGAACAGTCGCTGGAATTTGTAACCTACAGCCTGCAGCCGTGGCTCACAAGGATCGAGTCGTCCATCTCCCGATCGCTTTTGACAAGGGAAGAGAAGATGATCTACTACGCACGTTTCAACGTAGACGGATTGCTTCGTGGCAACTACGCCTCCCGCATGCAGGGCTATGCGACCGGCATCAGCAACGGCTTTATGTGTGTAAACGATGTGCGTCGCTTAGAAAACATGGATCTTGTTCCCGACGAAGAGGGAGGAAACCTGTTCCTCGTGAACGGGTCAATGACTCCCCTTAAATCGGCAGGCGCTGCCTATCAGACTTCAGGTGGAGGAAGCGACCCACCGGAGCAGGATGATTCAGAAAAGGGCGATGAACCGACGCAGGATAAGAAATCGAAGCGGCGGGGAAGAAACGGAGGCAGCAGATGAAACCAATTCTCATGATAGGTAAGAAATATGGTCATCTTACAGTGATCGCTGAAAGCCCCAGTGCCAAAGGGCATCGGAAGGTTCTCTGTAAATGCGACTGCGGAAACACCCTTGTAGTTGATGCAGGGAATCTCCGCTCCGGACACACAACGTCGTGTGGACACTGTGAGAGATACATTTTCGTACCGCCGGACAGCTTCCGATGCCAGCTCCCCAATGAGGATTCATTCCTGATAAGTGCTTCTGATCTTGCAGAAGTCCAGAAACACAAGTGGTCAATTGAGAACAGCGGATATGTTCACACTACAATAAACGGCGAGCATATCAGACTGCACAAGTATCTGCTGCAGCCATACCCGGGAGAAATTGATCACATTAACGGCGACAGGACGGATAATCGGCGGTCTAACCTCCGACTGGCAACGCCCCAGCAAAATGCCAGAAATGCACGAATGCACAGCAATAATTCAACCGGGTACAAGGGCGTTTTCTATGACGCGAGGAGGGGAAAGTTCGCGGCAGGAATAACGATAGACGGAAAGAAGCACTTCTTAGGATATTTTGATAATGCTGTTGACGCGGCGGTTGCCTATGACAAGGCAGCCGTCATTTATTTTGGAGAATTCGCATGGCTGAATTTCAAGGAGGTAACCAATGAACAACAAGTTTTGGAAGTGGGTAAGAGACAAGACGCCGTCTGAATCTGGGGAGGCGGAAGAGGAGAGAACCTTGTTTCTTGATGGAGCAATCGGAGGAGATGACACCTGGTACGAGGACAACGTCACGCCGGCCCTTTTCAAGTCCGATCTTGATTCCGGCAAGGGTCCGATCACGGTATGGATCAACAGCCCCGGTGGAGATGTCTGGGCTGCAGCTCAGATCTACAACATGCTTCTTTCCTACACCGGGAAGGTTACGGTGAAGAT